ATGAAAATTTTTGTGGAGTTTTTATATAAACGCATTCCACAATATTTCAGATCAAGAGTTTAAGAAACTCAAAATTGTTACAATCAATCCGTTAAGAGCGGAATCAAAATCAAACCGTTAAGAGCGGTATCAAGTGAAGAGTTTAAGAAACTCATTGTCCTACTCTGCAATTTATTTACGCCGTATTTGTTTAGTTAATATTTTGTTGTTTTAGGGCTTCTGCCACTATGTGGCAAATTTCTGAGGGTTCCCAGTGCTGCTGCACTGGGAAAACCTGGTCCAATGCCGAGGCTAAGGAAGCCCGGTATGTCTGCAACTGTATTCTCAGTTGCAGGCTTGTTAAGGTTGAGGTAGTACCTCAACTTCCGAAGAGCAGGATAGCGCCTGCTCAAGACAAAGCAGAGAGGATAACACCTCTTTGCAATTCAAATGGTGGGGCAGCGCCCACCATCCCGAAATCCAAAAGGGCCTTTGAGCCCCGCACACCTTTGATCAAGCAAAGGTGTGATGTTGTCGTCAGGGTTGGCCCACCGGCTGATCTTGACTTGGTATACCCTGCTCTTGTGCAGGAAGAGGTGGCAATCCCACCTACTGAAAAGGTTCTGCAGCCTACCTTAAAGGCTGAAGTGAGGGTGCCCATTTTTTGTGCACCCAAACGGATGGTGGCTTTTCCCAAGCCACCTACTAAAATTGCATCCAAGAGGGATGCTCTACAGTTCCCTGCTGGGGCTGTAGCTTTTAATGGCATCAATTTTATCGATGCCAAGGGAAAAGTCGTCCTATCTGAGGGCGCAAAGAGGATTCTCAAGGGAATCCGCGTTGCTAAACAGCAACGTCAAAGAACCGCGCGCAGATCTGCTGCGTGCAAAAAGGTTCGTAAAGCCAGAGATCTGGCTTTATTCAAGCGCTTGTCTGAAGAGTGCACCTTCCAGGATCTGCCTGGGGGTTTTGCCGGTGAAATTCCGGCCGGTCATGCCTGCTACCGAAAGGTAGCAGCTCCCACTACCTCCTTTAAAAAGGAGGTTTCCAAAGGAAAGAAGGCTAAAAAACCTTCTACGCCAGTGCTGCCAGCACAGGATTTTTCCTGTGTTGACAGTTTTGACTGGGGGGAGAAGTCCTCTCCAGTTGAAATTGAGGACGACTGGGTCCTCATAGAAAAACCTGTCCTACAAAGGCAGGCTGCGCACTCTGCGCAGGGGAGGGCAACTGAAGCCCTCACTAGATTTGCCGCCTCAGGCGGCTTTACTGTTAAAGCCCACCAAAAGGTGGAGGAGCTAGCCTCATCTGGAGAGGCTGGACACTTGATAGCGGGAGAGTTTGCAGAGCTCTGCCTGAGATCTTTGGTGTATAATGATGCACCCGTCCTTTCTGCCTCTATTGAAGAGCTTATTACTGAACAAGATTTTAAAGATGCCATAGAGCTCTTCAATATAGAGTTAGCTGAGTTGCCAACTGATTCCACTACATGTGGGCAATTTAATGATTGGGCTTCTGCAGCCAAAAAGATGGCTAAAGGAGTAGGATCCATAGTTGGTGATTTCGCTCGCATGTCGGGGGCCGGTGTGCTTATTACTTTTGATAGGTGCATCGAATACTTACAGAAAAAAGCTTTGACATTTTGTCAAAAAGTGTTCAATGCTACCATGGCCCCCTATCTGAGCCACTTAGCTGAGGCTTCCAATATAATTAGCAAAATTTGGAAAAAGCTGGCTGAGTGGATGGAAAGTTTGAAGGGCAAGGCTGGATTGGCTTTGGAAGTGCTTGCACAACATGCTATCTTTGCCCTTGGAGCCATAGTCGTGGGAGGAGTTGTCGTCCTCGTTGAAAAAGTACTAGTAGCCTGCAAAGTTATTCCCAATTGTGGGATTGTGCTAGGTGCTTTTTTAACTCTTTTCTTTGCCAGCTTAGGGTTGACGGCTCTTGAATGCACAGCTGAAGAAATTTTCCGAATGCACCAGTGTTGCAAGGGTGCTATATACAGCATGTACTCAGTAAAAGAGCCCATGAATGAAGCCGAAGGAAGTTCCGTAACCATGGGAGTATTGCAGGGGCTTGACAATGCAATATCTGCTCTCACGAGAGTCGGTCAGAGCATGATTAGCTTCAAACTTGGGAGCTTTTCGTACTATGCCAAGATTGCTCAGGGATTTGACCAACTTGCTCGAGGAAAGAAAGCTATAGGTGAACTCACTGGTTGGCTCATCGATCTGGTAGGAGGTGTTTATTCCAAGGTCTCTGGACAGGAGAGCACTTTCTTCGATGAACTGTCAACTATAGTATGCCTTGATGTTAGATCATGGCTGTTAAAGAGCAAGCGCGTGAGATTGCAAGTTGAGACTATGGCCATTGGTGATAGAATCACTCTTGATACTATTTCCAAACCTACAGGAATGCAAGGCCATAAAATTCTCATTACTGCAGCCGGTGTGCCGAGGAAGACTTCTGCTGATTTCACAATGTGTATCAAAGAGGAAGTTTCTAAGTTAGAGGAAGTACATCAGCGCACTGCTTGCGCTGGTATTAATGAAGGAATGCGCCAGTTTCCTTTCTGGGTATACATCTTTGGTGCTTCACAATCTGGGAAGACTACTATCGCCAATTCTGTTATCATCCCTTCACTTTTAGAGGAGATGAACCTTCCCAAGACTTCAGTGTATTCCAGGCCTAAAACAGGAGGTTTCTGGAGTGGTTATGCAAGACAGGCGTGTGTTAAAGTTGACGATTTTTATGCCATTGAGCAAACGCCGAGTCTTGCTTCTTCTATGATAGATGTGGTGAATTCTGAACCATATCCTCTAGACATGGCCTATTTACATGAAAAAGGCATGTCTATGGATTCACCACTTGTTGTGACGACTGCAAACACTGTCAAGCCTCCTACTAATGCTGGTATTACTGATGAGGCTTCTTTTTTTAATCGCCGCGCAGCTGTTATAGAAGTGCGCAGAAAAGATAACACTCATTTCACGCCCCGTGCATATGATAATTGCATCGAAGTGAGGTTTTTGCACAACAAGTGTGCATATGTTGATTCTGAGGGCATCCCTCAAGGTCCTGCTGTAAACACGCCCATGGAAGAAGGGTGGATTTCTCCTAGTGAGGCAGTTGCCACACTCAAAAATCTTCTAGGAGAACACGTCCTTGCTGAAGAAGAAAAATTGTTGGATTATCGTGAAAGAATTGGCAACGATCATCCTATCTACAATGCAGCACAAGAATTCATAGGTAACATGCATTATCCTGGACAGTGGTTAACCACTGAACAGAAAAATACCTATGGAATCAATGAGGAAGGATTCTCTTTTCTTGCGGTCGATGGAAAAATGTACAAGTACAATGTGCTTGGTAAACTGAATCCTTGTGAAACAGTACCACCACATCCCAATGTAATCCCATGGTTGGAAGAAAAGACATTATCAATTGTGCATTGGGATGCGCATAAACACATAGCTACTGGTCCTCGAAATGCTTTAGTTTCTTGCTTTTTGCAAGGTCTTGTGCAGGATCAGAGTCGTGTCCAAAGTGTTGATCTGATGGGCAAAGATAGTTCACCTGAACAGCAAGCTTTTTTCAAACGGTTGACCCTGTCTGAGAGAATCTATCTCAGATTGTGTCAAATTCGCATTGATGCTGTAAAGAAAGAACAATTGAGTAGCGTATCTAGAGGAGCTCTAGACGTGCTGCGAGATTGCATGTATAAAAGTAAGGCCAAACTTGTGGAGAATTATTCTTTATTGTTGACTTTGGTCGCAATTTTGGTCTTAATTGCTACTGCCTATTCTTTGATTTCCACTTTGATCGGGCTAGCTGGGTGCTCGAGTTTCGCTGGAGGAATGGTTGCTTTAAATCATGTTTCTAATGCTTCCATTCCATGTTCAGAACCCCGGCTTGAGGAAGGTTACATTCCTAGAAATAAGTTTGTGTCGCGTATTTCTAGGACGAGAGGAGACGGTCCTGCACAAGGCCAAGGAGATCATGAAGAATTGGTCACTGAACTCTATTACTATTTTGATGGAGTTAAGAGACTTATTTCTTGTTGTTGGTTTAAGGGACGTTCCCTCTTATTGACAAGACACCAAGCAATGGCCATTCCTATAGGAAATGAAATTCAAGTCATCTATGCTGATGGCACTGAAAGAAAGCTTGTTTGGCCAGGTAGGCAAGAAGACCGCTCATGCAAGGGATATATTGAATTTCCTGATAATGAGCTTGTTGTATTTGAGCATGCTAGGCTTTTAACCATGCCTATCAAATATGAGAAGTTTTTTGTGGATGATCCTGATCATCAGATTTCTCCCAACGTCGCCGTCAAGTGTTGTGTCGCGCGGCTTGAGGATGGAATCCCCCAATTCCATTTTTGGAATAAGTACGCTTCTGCGAGAAGTGATGTACACACTATCAAGGATGAAGGGGGAAGTGCAGTATATCAGAATAAAATCAGGAGATACATAATATATGCCCATGAGGCTAAAAGGAATGATTGTGGGGCCATCGCTGTTGCCGAAATACAGCGTACTCCTAAAGTTCTTGCCATGCTTGTTTCTGGGATTGGCAACGTGACCTATTCTTCTGTGATTCCAAGCTATAGCTCCTCATTTGTGAGGGGTGACGTGCCTTATGTACCAGAAGATGGGATCAAGACAAATGGATATAGGAAAGTTGGGTATCTTATGGCAAAAGATGCTCCGCATGTTCCAAGCAAAACGGCATTCATGAAAGTGCCGGATGAAATTTGCTTTCCTTATCCTAATCCAAAACAGCCTGCCATTCTGAGCGCAGAAGATGAACGGTTAATAGGAACTGTTCATGAAGGATATACCCCCATCCGCGAAGGCATGAAAAAATTTGCTGAACCAATGCACTTGCTTGATGCACAACTGCTTGATGAAGTTGCAGGCGACATGGTTCATACATGGTTTGATGCTGGGGAAATTTTGGAAGATGTGCCTCTGAGCATTGCCATTAATGGTGATGTGGAAGAGGAATATTTTGATCCTATTGCCATGGATACTTCTGAAGGGTATCCTGAAGTTTTACAGAGAAAGAATGGAGAGAAAGGTAAAGCTCGATTCTTCGTTGGAGAGCCAGGGGCAAGAGAATTTGTACCTGGGTGTGGACCAGAAAGAGCTTATCTGAGCCTTGAAGAAGAGTGCAAGACGCGCATCCCTTCTTTGGTCAGTATTGAGACTCCTAAAGATGAGAGATTGAAGCGATCTAAAATTGAAACTCCAGGAACTAGGCTGTTCTCCGTTTTACCCTTGGCATACAATTTGCTCCTACGAGTAAAATTTTTGTCTTTTTCCCGCTTACTGATGAAGAAAAGGAGTCATTTACCCTGCCAAGTAGGTATCAATCCTTATAGTCGCGAGTGGACTGATTTGTATCACCGGTTAGCGGAAAAATCGGATGTGGGATACAATTGTGACTATAAAGGATTTGATGGCCTAATTACAGAGCAAATTTTAGCCGTTGTTGCAACAATGATAAATGCAGGATTTCGTAATCCTGTGAGTAATCAGCAGCGGTCTAATCTTTTGATGGCCATTAGTGGTCGGCTCTCAATTTGTGGCAGCCAGGTTTATGAAACCGAAGCGGGTATTCCTTCAGGATGTGCATTGACAGTTGTCATAAACTCTATATTCAATGAGTTGTTAATGCGCTATTGTTATAAGAAAATTGTGCCCCCAATTTATCGAGAGTGTTTTGATAGATGTGTCGTTCTGATCACCTACGGTGACGATAATGTGTTTACAGTGTCACAATCTATCATGACGAGCTTCACTGGCGATGCTCTCAAAGCTGAGATGGCCAATCTGGGAGTAACAATTACTGATGGTAAGGACAAAAGTCTTGCCACAATTCCAGCTCGCCCACTTCTGGAATTGGAATTCTTGAAACGTGGGTTCAAGAAAGGAAACGGAGGCTTGATATATGCGCCCCTAGAGAAGCTGTCCATCATGAGCTCACTTGTGTATATTCGTAGTGATGGTTCAGATATGTTGCAGAAACTCGTTGATAATGTTAACACAGCTCTTGTTGAGTTATATCTGCATCAAGATAGGGAGTATTCAGAAAGCGTCCGAGATTTCTATCTGGAAAAACTTCCCCCCGGATCTTATAAAGAATTGACAACATGGTATGAAGCACAGATCTTCCATGAATGCCAACTCAGTGGGGAAAGTGGGTGGAAGCCCCAGGGATTGATAGAAGTTAGTCATGGTGCCAGTTTTGCTAGTTTTGTGCAACAGAATGGGACTGAACTGGAACGCCATGACATTTGTCCTGGGCTGGCTATATCTGGATCTAAATATATAGCCAGGGAGGAAGAGATACTGATGTCTCTTAGCTCTCTTTTGCCGGGTGATATCAATGCTGTGAAGCTCACTCTTAAATGTGGGGATGGTATTGGCCGTCTCCCTTCAAAAGCTAGTGTGTTGAGCCAAAGAAAGCCCGGAATTGTTATGCAATTGTGCGCGAGAGCAATCAAAGAAAAGAAAACTCTCGTCATTCGTGATGAAAGGCCCTATATTGGAGGATGGGCCATGGCTTGTATTTGTGGGGAAAGTTTTGGTTTTTCCATTAAGGATACCCTAGCACTTTATGCCAATCTCATGGGACCTAATAGGAAGAATGGACTTGCTACTTATTTCACGGATTTCGACAGTCCTGTTCATGTGAAGAAAATTCATGCCATTACTAATGGAGAAGAAGGAGTAGCTATGCTAAAAGATTCTTTTGCTTTCTGTGAACCCACCACCATTGCGGCCACTTCATGCGATACGAGAAAGGAAATGGTTTCTCACCTACCCACATCATTTCCAAATATTGTTCTGATTGGTGGGATTAGTTACCCCAAGGAGGGGGGGGAACCTGGCGCGCTGTACTCTCCCACTGATGTAGTTATGTCCAAAAAGTTGCAGGGCGTATACGTCAGTGAAGCTGTTCTAAAGTGTTGTTTGAGATGCCCTGGTGCTGCTGTTAAAACAGTCCTTCAGACTTCCTCTCCTGGGAGTAGTTTGTCTCAAGCTCATTTTAGGAGTTTACGCCGAGTACAATCACATCGGTGCATGCGTAAATCATAAATCGCGCTTCCTTCAAGCATGGTACTGGGATAACCATCGTTAAATAACCCAGTTTTAGCACTGCTCATACTCTGTTGGGTGCTTCATATTTTAGAGTATTTTGTATTATATTTATACTTAGCTTGTTTACTGCTTTTGTGTGTTTATTTTCATGCATTTAGTGGCGACAGTGTGTTGTTTGTCCTTTGGACACACTTGCCTTGTTGGACACAAAAAGATTTTATCCTTCTTTTTACTGCTTTTATAGATTTT